CGATAAAGATTCTCGTGTTCTGAGGTCAAATTCCAGCAAGACTGCCGCAAAGTTCTTCTCGCGATTCGATGTCCAATCCTTATTGTTGCTTAACATCGAACCAAATTTACGCGCTGATAGCATGTTGCAGATGATGGTGGATGCTGGCATTTGGAATGCTTACTCGTTGGTTTCTGTCGATTGGCGTGTCATGGTTACCGGTGCTGCTGAAGATACACTCATTGGCATGACTACAAGGAAAGAAAGCGGTCAGATAGTGTCTTCATTTCAAGACGCTGGTGATTACGTTCAGGATTACAATGCTGTAGCTCAGTTATTCAAACCAACTTCTGTGGCTGGTCATTCGTTGCGGAGAACTGTCGTCTTTGGTCATGGAGCTACTTGGTATTATGAACTGAATGTGTCTTCTAGCTGTGTCGCCACTCGTTGCTTGCCGGATGTTAGCAAATACTATTTTCTTAGAATTCCTACACCTGATGGTGTGGATTCAATCGTCATGGTAGAAAAATCCGGCTTCGATCGAGTGCTCAGTACTTATCGCACACAAGCCATCAAGGATCTCGAAACTGCTAAGATAGTGTTGCGGCAATCAAATGTCACTTACTCAATCGCCGGTACGCAAGTAACTCCTCGATTGGCGTTATCAAATAGCGAGTTTGAAGCACTATCTGTTTGGTTGGTCGTTTATTCCGAGGTACAAGACGCGGTCGCCGCACGTACGAAAGCGTCTCTCAGTACTCCTTCAAATGCGGCCTTACTTTCCACTTCAATTTTTGCTGGAGTCAAAGACCGATTGACTGCGACAGCTGGTGGACAAATGGCATTGGGGACCTATTCGGCCGTGGAAGAAGCTCTTGGCGCATACCGACGTTCTATTCAAGAAAAGACCATCCAACAGTTGTCAGATGTGGTCGTCGCAGAAGTCTTCGGGCCAAAATTATCAACCGTTAACACTGCTGAGGCGTTTCTTTCCAAATGGACAAGTTTGGGTAACCTGGCTAAGATGGCTTGGGGCATGCGGAAAAAAATTTCTCCAGCGGTTTATCGGTGCTGGCATTTAGGTTTCGGGTTTGCTGATTTGTTCGCTGTTTCATCCTTACTTGGTGTTCGTCTGTCTGTTGATACCATAGGTTTTGTTCTTGACTTAATCTTGTTGATAACCAGAATTTCTTGCAGCGCTGAAGCCACAACACGGGTGTTGCGTTTCCAACAGTATGTTAATTGGCCCACAACTAAGTATGAGCGATTTTGGGTCGAGGCGCAAAACGCTCAGAAATACGAATTTCAAGCTGCTTGCATTGACATTGTGCAAACTTTCTACAATGTTTTTTCTGAGGATCATGCTCAGGAATTGCAAGCTCAGCAGGAAGCCATTCGTCAAGCTCGTGATTTAACTGCTGAAGAAATGCGAGATCATCAAATTTTGGACGAGCAAGCACAATTGCCATTCTCAGACTTCTTAAGCGAGATCAAGTTGTTCTTAGGGCGCTTTAACACACGTGCTGGGCGATACGCGGCGGTTAACAAGTTGCTTAACTCTTTTCATAACAGCAAACTTCATGCTAGTGAAGCACAAAAGTCAAGAATGATTCATATGCTCAAATCCATGGCTGTGACTGAAAACCTGGAACGCGAAGAAGAGATGCATTTCGCTCTTGGTGACAAGCCTACTCTGTTGCCAATACCAATTGATATTCCGAACTTGTCTGAAATTGATGATGTAAGAGAAGCATTTCACCGGAATGTTCCGATAGCCTTGAGACCGAATCCCGAGGCGGCAACAGTACATCGCTTAACTGTCGTGGATGGCGTTGTTGACTTCACTCCAATACATCAGCAAATGGAATTCTTACATCCTGGCGGCATAGCCAATCAAGCAAATATTGATGCGGTCACGCCAATCTCACCTGATGAACGTGGGGCCCTTTTACAGAAGAGCCTCATTGATTTCGGTGCTGCTAATCTTCGCCGGGCTGTTTTCGCGCCGACTGATGCTATGCGATTGTGGTATGATCAACAACTTGCGTCGCCAGGCATGATTCAACCAGTAGCTGATATTTTACGCGAGAGTGAGGCGTTGGTTGAACAAGAATCTGCTTTGGAATGGGTTGCACACATCGATGGTCTTGCTATGGGTGGCAAATCGGCTGGTGTCAGACGTTGGATTTCAAATGAGGATTTAGTAGTTGTACCTACCCAAAAGTTGCGTGAGGAATGGGAAGAAAACCTCGGTCGCTTAAATCCTTTGAAACAGGCGTCAGTTGTCACTCAACATAACGCTCTTGTAAAGAAATTTACAAAGGGCTATGTGATAATTGATGAAGCATATACTCTGGATCCGCAACTATTGCAAATGATTGCTAACCGTCATGCTGGCAAATGTAAAGGGATCATCACTGTCGGTGATGGCCGGCAAATTCAGAATGTGTTCACTGAAGGTCCAACGTTACAACCACTTGAGGCGCCGGTGAAGATGGTTTCACCTGTCTCGTTTTGTCCTTGGGATGCACTCTTGGTTTACTTGCATTACAATTCTTCGCCAATCACAGTTGCTGACTACTATTGCGGTTCTAGTTCTGCTGAAGGTCTTTGTTACACTATACGAGCAAATGAGGTCTTAGTACCAGGTACAAAGGATGCTACACTTTCCGGCACACAGAATGCAAAATCCGTCTTAGTCATGCGGGGCCTGGCTGCTACACGAACAGTGCACGAAGCTCAAGGGATGCGCTCAGACAATACAATTGTGCATTCAGGCGGCACGTTGAGCAATGATATCTTCTGGCTAAGCAGAGAAGCGCAAGCTCACCACATGGGTGTCTTGATTACGCGTGCTCGCAAAGCCACAGTGTTTGTTGTTGATGCTCTTGGAGATATCGCCGCACCAAATGGATTTTCTTGGTTGCGAGCTGGTGTGAACGGGGTTTTGCCAAACGATTGCATCTTTTCTGGGACCCATTGGGACTTGGTCGATCCGCGAGTCATTGATGAGGCTATGGAAACTTATATCCATGAGGCTCCATTGAAGGAATCAACGCTGATAGATAGACCATTAACAAACCCGATAAGTATCGGCACGGTCTTTGTCGATGGTGAAGCAGTGGCGAAGTCGGAATTGCGCGCTCATGTTGCGTTAACTAGTGGTGTAAAACTCTCCGATTTAGGCATAAAGCATTCTGACACCTTCGATGACTATTTGATTCAACCTCGGGATGTTCCTGGTGTTGATCAAATCCAAGCGTTGACGCGTGCAATACGTAAACCAAAGCCTACACATGCTGATTTCGTGAACGCGGAAATAATTGTGAATCGTATCATGGACCAGGTCATCGATCCGAAGATTTTCTTCAGTCATCTAGCCAATACCAAGCGGAACGTGTTATCTCGACGTGAACGTTCTCAGATCATTGATGGTTGCTACGCAGACACTGAGACTCGTCGTTCGGTGTTAAGTTTCGGTTTCTTGAAACCTGAATTTGCGAAAAAACAATCTGAGTTGTCAAGTACCAATGGTGGCGAATTGAAAGCACAAGGAGTCATAACCGCATCAGCTTCGCAGCAGGCAATTTTCATGGATGCTTGTGATGCGCTTACTCATGCTTGGGCTAGAAGTATGCGAGTCGGCAAATTCTCACCGGTTGGGTTCAAAGAGGCTGACATTGATGCCGTGTTGACAACGTTTCAAAGCACTTATGAACTAGATTTGGAAAAACAAGATTCATCCCATGCAGCTGTGCACGTCCTTGTGGCCTGTCGATTCTTGGAAATGGCTTCAGATAAACTCGGTTTGGGCAAAATGGCAGAGGAAATACGCACACAACGTACCGTGCGCATGATGAAAGATCCATTCTCATTTGTCTTGGAAATGGCCTTGGCTAGCGGTGATCCGTGGACATTAATTTTCAACAAGATAATGGCCATTAGTTCGTTGATATCAGTATGCAACCTCAGTCAAGTCCGTATGATGCAAACTGGTGACGACATTACTTTGGATCGACAACCGGATTGGGATCATTCGGCACGTTTAAAGGCACAGAAATCTGCGAACCGCGGTCTCACTTGGAAGTCAGAGGAACGGAGCCAGCGTGAAAAAGGTGTCACTTTCATCAGCCGGGCACGAGCGAACCTCGGGCTAGCAAAATAGAAGAGCCCGCCCGGACTGAACCGAGCGGGCTCCAAAATGCGACCGCTGAGCTTACGCCGCCTT